GACGACGGGCGCCACGCCTTCGACGACCAGGGTCGCCGTGTTCGGCGCATCGTTCAGGATGTCGTGAATGGTGACGCCCTGCATGCGGACGCGCGCGGTGACCGGGACGCCGTCGATCGTAATCCCGACAGTCGTGTCGATCGGCCCGCCGGGCGGGGTCGTGCCGCCGAGGCCGCCGACCAGACCGGCAAACGCCGCGCCCGCGCAATAGATCCCGCCGATCATTTACGCTAGACTCCCGACATGTTGCGGCACTACGTCCTTGACGGCGACGGCCAACCCTTGGAATGTGACGATCTGCTGGTCTGGGCGTCGTGGATGCAAACAGCCAATCGACACGTCGCACAAGACACGACCGGCGACGTGACCGTCTCGACCGTGTTTCTGGGGCTCGACCATAACTTTGGCGAGCGCCGGGCGGGTCCGGTTCTCTGGGAGACGATGGTCTTTGGCGGACCCTGCGATCAGGAACAGCATCGCTACCGCTCCCGCGCCGACGCCGAGGCGGGCCATCGCGCCGTCTGGCACAAGGTCCGCGAGGTCATCGCGTAAGTTAACCAAAGCGGCGTTATCCGACCCATGACGGTTTCCGCCAGATCGCCGCGAACCAATGCCAGATCGAGGACATGCCGCGCCGCACGTAATCGTGCGGCGGCGGCGGTGGCGCGAATCGTGTCTCTGCGTCACCCGTGATCGTGAGGATCGTCGCGCTGTTCGCTAACCGTTCTAAGGCCGCTAATCGTTCGTCGTGCGACTGCCATCCCGTGATCAGGTCGGGGACATATTTCGAGTAATCGACGCCCCACGGCTGTTTGAGGTGGCCCTCGTCGTCCCGCTCATCCGTGCCGACCGTCACCGCAAACGGCGCGACACTGACCGCCTCTTGCGCGAACACGCCGCGCCCCGGCAGACCGTCATGGTCCCACGTGAAATTGTGAACGATCGTGCGGCGGAGCACCTCGGGATCGTGGTGTCGGCCGTGATCGGTTTTCAGGCGGACATCCGAGGTCGTGTTATAGGCCGTGGTGCCGCCGCTCAGGGCGATCGATCCCGCCAAGACCGCCGTGCCCGAGGTGAAAAAATCCCCGGCCAGCCCCGAGGCGCCGGCCAGCGCCATCCGAAATTGTCCCGTTTGCAGTAACGCGATATAGGACGGGTTCGGCGGCGTCGCCCCGCAAAACACCGTCCCGGTAAACGTCGCGCCGCCCGCGGTCAGGTCGGCGTTGCCGCTATCATTCGCCAGCCGCACCGCCAGCCCCGCCCCGCTCCGCTTCAACGCCGGAAAGGCGTTCGTCGTCCCGCCGAATTGCACCATTGAGAAATCAGACGCGCTGTTATTGGTGAGCAGGAGTTGGGATGGGCCCCCGCGCCGCAGGACCGTGTCCGTATTGCCGGTGTCCAATTTCAGCGCCGACACGACGAGGCCGAGCGGATCGATAAAGGCCGGGACGCCGCCGCCGGACGCAAACGCCATTGCATTCGGCGCGAGCCGGTACACTCCAAGGCCGGGGTCCGAGAACGCGAGTGTCGGCGATCCGACACTCCCGTTCGGGAGTTGAATCAGGGGGAAGTTCACGCCGCTTTCAATGTCGGTGATCGTCTTCGCCGTGATCGTCGCGGCGACGAGATCCCCGGCGACGATCGATCGCGCCGTCGTCGCTTCCTGCGCCCGCGTGATCGTCAGCACGTCGCCGGTGCGCGCCGTGACGCGGACCACTTCGGCATTGACGGGCGTTGGGATCGCCGTCGCCGGCCAGACCGTCGCATTGAACGGCGCGACCGGGAAGCGCGCGCCTTCCCCGACGGCAACCGTGAGCGTTGTCCCCGAGGTCGCCGGCGCGGGCGCCGTCGCGATCGTCGAGACCGCGAGATTGGTATGGGCGTCAAAGGCCATGAGGTTATGCCGTGCCTAACTGGGTGCCGGAACGGATTTGACCCATGATCAAATCACTCACGCGGCGCGCGATGTTCGACTCCGTGTCGACAATGTTAAAGGTGTTGTTGACCGTGACCGGCCCGCCGCCGCCCCCGGCGCCGCCGCCGGCGGACGCATCAAAGACGGCCGCGACGCGCTCTAGTTGGCCCGCCGTCGTAAAGAGCGAGTTTTCATTCAGGATCGCATTCGCGCGCATCTGCGCCGCCATCAGCTTGAGATGCGCCTGCACCTGGGCGGTCGCTTCACTGACCGGCTGCACCATGACCCGATCGAGCTGGCTAAATTCCTGGCCGATGCCCGCGATCATGTCCGGCACGATCGAATGCCCGACGACGGTGTTATAGAGCCAGGTAAAGGCGCCCGCGACCTTTTCGACGGACGCCGTGATGCCGGCGACGAGGCTATTAAACCCGTCCACGAGCCACGTCTTGATACCCTCGTAGAGCTTTTGCGTGTAGCCCACGATCGCATCCCAGTTCTTATAGATGAGCGCGGCGATGGCCACGACCGCGAGCGTGATCCAGCCGGCCGGGCCAATGAAGGTCAGGATCGACGTAAAGGCCGAGACCATCCCGGCGCCCAGGCCCGTCGTCATCAAGAGCGAGATGAGCGACGACAGGGACACGAGGACCGGCGCCAGCACCGTGCCGATCGTGCCGACAATCAGGATGAACGACTGCACGCCTTCGGGCAGGGACCGGAACGCGCCGAGGATCTGCGTCAAGGTGTCGACCAGCACCTTGCCGACGGATTCGTTGAAGTCCGACATCTGGTTTTGCAGGTTCGCCATCTGGCCGTTGTAGGTGTTGAGTTCGTTCTGGGCGGCGGGTCCAAACTTGTCATTGAGCGCCGTCAGCATCTCGGTCGTGCTCATGCCCTCGACGTAGGCTTCGCTCAGCACGACCTTGAGCTTGCCGAGCTGTTCGCCGCCGCTGCCGACCGCCTTCGAGACCATGTTGGCGGCGGTCGCCAGGTCGATCTTCATCCCGCTCGCGAGGTTCGTCACCGCCGTCAGGGCGAGTTCCATCTGCTCGGGGCCGACCTTCCCGATCGTCGTCAAGGTCTGCTGCACGCCGATGATCGCCTCGTCGGCGTATTTCGTCGTCGCCTGGAACTGGGAGGCGAGCGCGCTGTAGGCGGCGGTGACTTCCGGCGTCGCGAGCCCCTGCGCGGCGAGCGCGGTCGTCAAGCCCTCGACGGCGTCCTGCTCTTCGGTATAGGCGCCGATGAACGTCTGCGCGGCGGCGAAGGTATCCTGGGCGAGCTGGCGCGTCTGCCGGCCGACCTGCTCGTATTTCTTCAGCGTCTCTTCCAGCCCGCGATCGACGCCAGGCCCCAGCTCTTCGGCGGTCTGCGTGAAGCCCCGCATGGCCGTGACGGCTTCCTTCGTCTGGTCGATGAACGACGAGAAATCCGCGACGAAACTCGCGCTTAACGGCATGACTCACCGCCGGCGCGCGGCCTTCTCTTGTTCGTCCACGAGGTAGGCGATGAGTTCGTCATAGACGGGTTGCGGTACATCCTGCAGGTCGTCCCACGTCCAGCCCATTACCCGACAGATGTCAAAGTCCTGTCGGGTGCGGGCGCTCCACGGCGTGTTTTTTTTTCCTCGTCGAGCGCCGCCTTCCGCGCCGCCTGATGCGCGTTGATGGCGGTCTGCACTTCGGTGTAGGCGTCGCCGTCGATGGTGTCGAGCGCGGATCGAACGACCGCCGGCGGCTGATCGGCAATGGCGATCTTGCGCCCGTCGGCATCGGCAAACGACCAGTCGAGCAGGTACGCCATCACCATCGCCACGCTCGCCGCGATCGGGTCGAGCTCGATCGTCGTCTGGGCGCCGGCCGCGCTCGTCACCGTGACGGGCTTCGACGAGGCGCGCATCAACTCGCGGAATTCCCCCGCCGTGAGATCCCGTTTGACGACGAGGTAATCGCCGTCGGACAGATCCAGCCGGTCAGTCGCCGGCCGTCGGACACGAATCGACATGTTCTACCTTTCCACGAGCAAGGGGCCGAGCGCCGCCACGACGCGCCCGTTGGCGACCTGCACGGATTCAATCGGCCAGCGCAGCCGGCCCGCTTGCGTCGGCACGACAAAGACCAGCGGGGTCTGCGTCAGCAAGAACGGATCGCTCGTCGCCACGGTCCCGCCCAGCGTCAGCCGGCGCGTCGGCGGGTCGACGACAATCGTGTAGTCGACGACGGTCGCCGCGAGCCGATAGGCGTGCTTGACGAACCCGGCCGCGGCGCCCAGGCCGCGGAACACCGTGCGCGGTTCGTCGAGCATCGATCACGCCGCCGCCGGTTCGAGCGTCCAGTCGCCGGCGCCGACAAACGTGCCCGAGAGCGTCACCGCGCCGTCGGCCGCGCATTCCATCGAGGCGTCGAGATAGGCGAGCCCCGTAAAGAAGTGCGTCGGCGTAATCGTCGAGGGCACGAGCTTGAGGAGCACCGGCACGTCACCGAGCGCGACCCGCAGGAACTCCGGCGAGATGAGTTCATCCCACACGCCGCCAATTTCGCCCTGAATATCAGGGAGACCCAGCACGTACTGCTTCGTGGTGTCTCCGAAGCAAGTCACGTCTTCTTTATCTCTAGCGAGGTCTAAGCTCCACGAATTCAAGGCGCCGACTTCGACGGCCGTCGAGCCGCCGGTCGGGTCCATCATCACTTGCCCTTTGCTGCCGTGTCGTCGTGCCATGATCGCGGTCCTTTCCTAGGTCGGATAACTCATCACTTCGTATTGCCCGCCGTGGTGATGCCAGGTCGCTTTGTTCATCAGATCGATTTCGGGATACGCGACGCGGTCGAGGCGCCGGCAGTCCATCGCGGTATACCCGGCCGCGGTCAGGTCGAGCAGCGCGCCGTGCAGCAAGGCATGAATCCGCGCCGCCGCCTGGCGCGCGGGCGTCTTACTCGTCGAGAAGATCACGGCCTTGACGAGGTAGTTCGTTTTCTCATAGAGCGTGTCGCCGGCGAGCGCCGGCTCTTCGCGATGGTCGAACAGCGCGACAATCACGAAGGCCCCCGGCGCCGGCGACCCGCCGGGTCGAATGCCCCAGTAGACGCCATCGGGGCAGAGCGCCGAGAGCGCGGCATCGTTGGCCAGCACTTCCATCACCGCGGCATCGACGAGGCCACTGTCGGCCATTACCGGAGGTCCCCGCCGACGACGAGGCCGCGCGCTTTCACGCGGGCAATCATGGCCGCGGCAAAGCGTTCCCGGCCGATCCGCATGTTCGGGACAAACGCCGGGGTCGGCGTCGTGTGGGCGGTGCCAAATTCAACATAGTTCGCGTAGGGCGCGGTGACGGTGATGGTCGAAAAGATACGCGCGGGCGAATTCGAATCGAGCCGACTGACCTGGACGCTCGCGCGGAGGCGGCCGGACGCTGACGGATAGGCGGCGCGAATCGCGGCGGCCGTCTCGACGGCGATCGACTTCTGCAGCGTGACGGCCTCGGCCGTGAGCCCGGGGGTCAGCGCTTCGAGTTCCGCCAGGAGCCGCTCGACGCCGGCGATCATCAACTTGGTCCCCAGCATGGGTCAGCTCTGCAAGTCCGCGACGAGTTCCATTTCGCGATCGCGCTCGTCGAGGTTGATCACGCTCGTCACCTGATAGGTGTGCCCCTTAAAGTGCATCCGCGAGCGCGTCGACACGCCGGGATGAAACCGGCCATGCACGATATGCGAGACGTGGGTGATCACCGTGCCGGCGGTCACCTTCTCGGCATCCCGCGCCGTCGCCGGCCGGATGCGGACCTTCCACGTCGGCGGGGTCAGCGGGACGGGGACTTGCGTATAGCCGCCCTCGCCGTCCTCGATCGGCGGCCCGGGATCGTCGAACGTCACGACATGCCGCGCCTGGCCGATGCTGTTCGCCGGGACTTTGGCGGATCGCATTACGCCAGCGCCGGATCGCGCCGCCGCATCAGTAGCAGCGAAATCCCCTCCCAGATTTTCTGTTCGTGCTCGTCGTTGGCGTCGTCGCCGCGATGTTCGAAGAGGTTGCCGAGCATCTTCAGGGTCGCGGCCTGGACATCATCGGGTGCGGTCGTCTCATCCCATGCGGGGAGTGCCTGCGCGCCGATGTACTGGTAGATGAGCGCGCTCGCCTGGGTGAGATACAGCGTCACTTCAGCGTCGCGGGCCGAATCCATGATGCCGAGCGCGAGTTTCGCGTTCTCCAGGCTGGTGAGGATCATCGCGTGCTCTTCCCGTCCTTGCCGCGCTTCACCATCAGTTGCCAGTCGTGCGACGTGCCAGGCCGCGCGGTCGTCATCCGCGCGCAGTAAAAGACCGAGCCGTCATCCGTCGCCAGGTCGCCGGCGTCGTAGGTCTTGCCGGCGACATACACGCCGGAATAGTTGAGGCTCTTGCCGTCGAGGCCGTCGCGACCGGCGGGACCGGGCGGCCCTTCGGGACCGGGCGGCCCAGGGACGGGGTCGCGCGTTTCGAGCACGGCCAGACGCGCCCCGAGGTCGCTGAGCGAGGCGTGGACCCCGTCAAGCACGATGGCTGAGCGCCCGCCGGCGGCCTCGAGCTCAGCGACCCGGAGCGCGACCGGCCCGACCAGACCGCGGATGGTCTGCCCGAGATGCTCAGCCAGGACATCAGGCCGCATAGATCACCGTTTACGCCGGTAGCCGGCGAGCCCTAACAGGCCGCTCCCGAGCAGGAACAGCGAGGCCGGCTCAGGGACGACGGTCTGCTCCGCAATTTCGTTCTGGCCGCGACTGATCAGCGACCCGCCCGCCGTCAGGTTCATGCTGAAGCCCATCGACATCGAGAACAGATTCGGGTCGACACAGGGCGCGCCGCCATTGGTCGAGAACGAGTCGACGCCGGCGCCGCCGAGGTCGCTAAACGACGCCAGCAAGGTGCCGGGCAGATCGGTCGGTGTCTCCCCGCCCTGGCCGTTCAGCGCGTCGCAATACCAGCTCATGTCGATGGTCGACCCGGCGGCGTTTTGCCAGGTCCCGCTCCCGCTGGTCGAGACGAAGTCGATCGGGCCGACAAAGCCGATGCCGCTGACCGCGACCGTCGCGAGAATGGCATTCAGGGTGTTGTTGATGATCGAGAGCGACGAGCTGGTCAGGCTGTTCTGCGTGTCGCCGGGGACGCCGGACGCCGTGTTCATCGTGAAGAGCGAGCCCGAGACGGTGACGCCGCCGAGCGAGGTCGTCGCGAGCGACAAGCTATTGATGGCCGGATCGAGGTCCGGCAACTGCACGCCGTTCGCACAGACGGTGTTGTTATCGGTGGCGCAGAACAGGACGCCGTTCACGGTACCGGCGAGAATCGGGCCCGCAAACGCGGGGAGGGGGACGATCAACAGCAGCGCGAGGACGACGAGTCTCTTCATGCGGGGATGCTCCAGTCGAGGGATTTGGTGAGCGTGTCGAGGAACTGTTTTTCTTCGGCCTCGTCATCGACGGGCGGGAGCGCGGGCGCGGCCGGGGGCGGCGGCGCCGCTTTCGAGAACGGGTCGTCGGCATCGCGCTCGGCCAGGGCCGCGAGCGAGAAGTTCTGTTGCTGCATGTACGGCGTGTTACCGCCCTTGACCGAGCCGAGCCCAAACCATTTCTTCCGGGCCTCGTCGGGGGACAGGGCGCCCGACCCGATCGCCTCGGCCGCGGCCTTCGTCTTCGTCGCCGTGACCATCCAGATCAGATCGTCGATGTCGAATTCCGTCCCGAAGGGGCGATTCAGTTCCAGCCCCTCATCGAGCGACGTTTCGAAGCACGTCATCAACGACTGTAAGCACTGGGAGTGATACTTCACCCAGAGCGCTTCTATGTCCGTGGTCGGCGCGTCGTCGAGGTCGAGGAGCGCGGGCGGGACGTGATAGCACGTGCAGACTTGCTTCGCGGTCCAGTTCAGTTGCTCGATCAGTTGAGCATCGGCCGCGCTCACCGTCATGGCTTCGTACTTCAACCCTTTGCCGACGACGGCGACGCGGCCGATATTCGCGCCTGAGAAGTTCTCTTCCCAGTACTTCTTGATCCGCTGGGCCTGATCCTCACCGATTTCGCCGGGCGCCGTCAGGACGCCGCCGGGATGCGAGCCGCCGCGGAAGAATTGCTCGGACTTCGTTTGGATCGTCAGCCCCTGCTGAGCGGCGAGGCCGCACGCATAGAGCGGCGTCACGCCGACGAGCGGATGGAACAGCGTCACCATCGGGTCATGGATGATCTCGCGCGCCGGGACGACGAGATCCTGGCCGGGCGGGAGCCCGTCACCGATGCCCGTCAGGTCGTCGCGCTTCAACCCGTAATAGATGGCGCCGTCGGGGGCAATCAGGGGCGACACGCGCGCGGGGTCGAGGACATAGAGCGCCGAGACGACGCCGCGATCGTCGCGCTGTTTCAGCACGTAGGCATTGCCCGCCGTGAGCTTCGACGTGATCCACTGCTCGACGAACTTGACGATCGTCTGGTAGCGGTTGGGCTTTCTGAGGACCGGCGAATAGGCCGGGTTGGTCGTCTCGTTCCAGATGCCGTCGGCGTCCTGGGCGACGAGCCGTAGGGCGAGCTTGCCGATGTCGGTCGCGATCAGCGTGACGCAGCCGTAGACGGCGAAATACGCGAGCGCGTTGGCGGCGGTGATCGGCGGGGCGTTCTCCTGCCAGGCGCCGGTGTAGCTTTCGCGAATGACCGGAAACCACCCGTTGCCCATCGTCCCGGCGGGCGGCGAAAGGCCCGCGGCGGTGCGTCGAGCACGGGTGATCTCCAGGCCAAACACTTTCATCCGCGGTCCTAGCTGGCCTTCTTGGTCCGGCCGTTCTCGGCCTCGGCGGCCATCGTCGACATCCCCGTCGGCGCCGGCCAGGCCGTCGCGGTCAGGTACTTCACGGCGTTGGCGTTGGCGCGCTTCCAGTTCGCGAACTGTTCCGCGCGCAGGCCGACGGTGTTGGTCTGCCAGAGGCTGACGTACACCGTCGTCGCATCCGCCGGCGAGGCCGGGGCGCTGTCCATCTGGAGCGAGGCTTCACGCGAGGCATCGATCGAGACGCCGCCATCGGAGGCATAGAGCACGAGCGACGGCTGCAAGGCGACGACGTTGGTCCCGGCCGCCTGGCTCGTGACGAACGTGATGCCCTTGTAGTTCCCGCCGTTGATCGTCACGCCTGGGAATTCCGGCGAGCCGTCGAGGTTCGAGCGGAACGAGAGTGACAGCGCATTCGCGGGCGACATGATGAACGTCACGCCGGCGACCGAAATGTTATTGGTCGCGAAGTGATTGATCAGTCCCATGATGTCGGCCACTGGATTCGTAGTCGCAGCCGCCGTGGGGGCGCCGTTGGTGATCGAGCCGGGGTTCACGCCGGCGACGGCGGCCACGGCCGGATCGATGAACTGCGCATCGAGGAACTGGGCAATGCCCGCGACCATGTCGGCGCGCACGAGCGCTTCGGCCGACGGGTTCGACAAGCGGACCAGCTCCTCGGTGAGGACGATGATCCCCGCGACCTTGGTGATATCGAGCGTCACCGACGAGAAGGCCAGCTTCGTCACCGGCTTCGGCTTGGCTTCACCCACCCACCCGTAGGTGCCGCCGCCGGTCTGCGACGGAACTTTGCAGTTGAACGGGACGTTCCGAAGGCCGGGAATGCGCCCGAGGATCGTCGCCGGCCGTAGGAGCTCAATGAACTCGTTGACCATCGTCTGGTTGACGAGCGGCGCGGCCCAGGCCGCATCGGTGACGGTGCCGGGGGCGATGGCGGCCTTCAGATAGAGCGAGACTTCCGGGGTCGAGTCGTCCCAGCGTTTCGCATACTCGGCGGCCTCGTACATGTTGCCGTTGCAGACCATCTTCGCGCAGGCCATGCGGATAAACGCGGTGCCGAGCGGGACGTTCGGCTTGACCGAGACTTGCCGGTAGCCGGCGACCAGCGGGGCCGACGGCGCGGGCGCGGCCTTGGTCACCATGAGCTGTTCCTGATCGCGCCAGCGCTTCAGGTCGGCGTCAATGCTCTTGATCTGCTCGACGAGCCCGTCGTGTTCGGCGGCGGCCTCGGCTTCGAGCGTCTGGCCGTCGCCGGCCGCGCTTTCCATGATCTCGGTCGTGCGCCCGAAGATCGCGGCGCGCTTGTTTTCCAAATTCTGAATGTGTTCGCCAGCAGTCGCTTTGCCCATGATGGGCCTCGGTTTCGTCACAAGGCCCGAGACGCCGGGCGGGATAGGGCCTGACGCGGCCAGGTGCGGGGCGTCGTACGACTTGATCGTCTGGATCGTCGTTTCGACATTCGCCGGAACCGTCACCAGGGACAGTTCGCAGATTTCGGTCTTCAGTAAGTGCATCCCGCCAGAGGCGAGCGCCTTGACGCCATCGGCCAGCGGCCGGAAGCCGATCGACACGCCGGTAATCAGTCCGGCCTTGATGAGATGCCACGCTTCATTGACGCGCTCGCGCACGAGGCCGGCTTCGGTGATGTCGGGGAGTTGGGCTTCGAAGTAGATCCCGTCGCGCTTTGCCGTCAGCGTGACGCGGCCCACCGGGCGTTCGCGGTCGTGATGCAGCAAGAGCGGGAGCGGGTTCGCGAAGGTCGCGCCGAGCGGTTCGAGGATGTCGCCGCGGCGATCAGGCGTGGGGGTCGACGCCTTGCCGGTGATGATCCGGCGGTCCCCGTCGAGCGCTTTGATCGAGAGGAGCGCGTACGCGCGGTCGAGCACGGCGCCGAGTCTAGCGGCTGGGCGGCGGCTCGTCCGATTTCTGGTACCGTAACCGCGCCGACACGGCCTTGCGGATGTACTCGGGGACGGTCTCGCGCTCCCGGCTCGCGGCGCGATAGATCGCGTCGTAGCGTTTCGCCGGCATCCGCAGCGAGCACTGCACCGAGTAATCGCCGTCGTCGAGCGACGGGCGGCCAGGACGACGGCTCATGTCGGGCCTCCGAAAATATACATTTCGATTTCCGGTTCTGGCGGCGCCTGGTCGCGGTGCATCGCGTCGAGGGCCATCACCAGGGCATACACACCGTCAATGCGCTCGGTCGACTTCGCTTTGGACGGCTGAATATTACCAGCATTATCGGTGTCGACGGAGGCGTTTTGAATGTTCCAGCGGAGGATCGGATGGCCGTCGTGGCGGATCGTCTTTTCGAGGATCGCCTTTTCGAGCGCCTTGCTCGGCGCCGACAGGGACGCCTTGCCCTGGCGCATTTTCACGCACGTAAAACCGTCGACCTTTTCGAGCCGGGAGACGAGGTCGGTCGCATTCCACGGATCGAACGCGATCATACGGACCTGGTAGGCGTCCTGCCACGCCAGCAGCTCGGCGCGGACGCGCTCGTAGTCGACCGTCGGGCCGGGCGTGGCGACGATGAACCCGCGCCGCGCCCATTCGTCATAGGGGACGCGGTCGCGCACCGTGCGCGCCTGGATACGCTCGGCGGGACAGAAAAACTTGGCGAGGACGGTGCAGCCCGGTCCCTCGTCGTCGGGAAAGACCGCGACCGCGGCCGTGAGATCTGTCGTCGTCGATAAGTCCAGCCCGACATAGCCGCGCCGGCCCGCGAGCGCGGCCGGATCGATCTCGGCTTTGCAGGCGTCCCAGGCGTCGAGCGCAATCCAGCGCGCATCCTGTTCGGTCCACTGGTTGAGATACAAGCGGCGGACGACGTTTTCCTGCGCCGGGATTTCCTTCGCGCGGGCGACGGCGACCCGCATCTCGTCGAGCGAGCGAAAATCGCCCAGCGCCGGATTCGCCGCGCGCCAGACCGCCTCGTCGGTCCAGTCGGCATCGATCGGCGCTTCCCAGATCACCGGGAGGAATGTCGGATCGATCGACGGGTCCGCCAGGACGTTCTTGCCGTGCGTGTATAACTCCCAGAGGATCGAGTGCCGGTCATAGCCGGCGGTCGAGATGGCAATCACGAGCGGCTGAGCGCGGGCGCCGGTCGACGAGGCCAGGACATCCCACAATTCGCGGCTGACCGCGGCGTGCAGCTCGTCGTAGATCACGCGCGACGCGCTCAGGCCATGCTTGGTATACGCCTCGGCGCTGATCGCACGATAGACACTCCCGCTCTTGCGATGCACGATGCGTTTCTGGCTGTCGATGATCTCGCAGGCGGCGTAGAGTTCGGCGTCGTTGCGGATCATCTGCGCGGCGACATTGAAACAGAGCGCGGCCTGGTCTTTGTCATTCGCGGCGCTGTAGACTTCGGCGCCGGTTTCCCCGTCGAACAGCAGCCCATCGATCGCGAGCGCCGCGCAGAGTTCCGTCTTACCGTTCTTGCGCGGCATCATCAGCAAACAGGTGCGATACTGCCGGCGCCCGGTCGCCGGGTCGATCGAGAAGAGCGGCCGGATGATCTGATGTTCCTGCCAGGGGCGCAGCTTGAACGTCTGGCCGGCGAATGGGCCTTTCGTGTGCGTCAACTGATTGATCAGCCGGACCTTGTGCGATGGGACCGACTCGCGCGTCATAACAGGCTGCCCCATTTACTCGCCGGTTCGACGCGCGCGGAGGGCAGGCGGGCGACCTTGGCGCGGCCCGACGGCGTCAACCCGAGTTCATTCCACAAGCGCTGACAATGCACGAGCGCGCCATCGGCAATCGCCAGGTGCGGCGAGACGCGCGTGATGCCGTTGACGAGCGTCGTCACGCCGTGACGCTGCAGTTGCCAGCGGGCGGCGAGATACGTGCTCCACTGCTGACAGAGCGCGACGACGGCGCCGCGCTCGGCCTCGCTAATCAGCCCGCAGTCCCGCAGCAGGGGCGCCACACGCTTCCATTCCGCCTGCGCGCGGCGGTCGCCCTTCAGTTCGGGCGGGGGCGTGTCAAACGTGTCGTCGAGCGCGGGCGGCGCCGCCTCGTGCTCGGCATGGAGACGCCGCTTGCCGGGATTGCCGCGCAGGATCTTCAGCGCGGTCGGTTGCTTGCGGCGGCCACTGTTCCAATTGCCCATAAGCAGACGTTCCCCTGACGCTCAGACCATCCCAGCGATCCATGCATCTGACGCATGGGAGATTCGCGCTGTACCACAACAGCACACTAGGGTGACTATCGGCAGCCGTAGAGCGTCAATATTTTGACGTTACACGCGCTTATATGTCCTAAAACGGGCCAGTTCTGGCCTTTTCTGTCCAAAAACAGCACAATTAGCCGGTTTTTCGCGAAAACACGTCCGAAGG